CCGATGAGGCCCGCTGCGTCCAAGTGACGACGATGGTGTTCGTGGTGTTGGGGGATAGGTAAATCACTCTATTCCCAAATGTAGAATCCGCCCGAATTTCACAATTTGCGCCCGATGCTTCGGTAGAGTTCGGCCCTCCGTTCGGCCGTCTTGCTGATGTCAAAGCGCTCACGCACATCCTTGGACAACTGCACGGCCAGTCCCTTGGCGTAGTCGGGTTCGTTGACGAACTTCCTTACCGCCTTGTACCAAGCGTCTTTTTTCCCGTATGGGATGAGCAGACCGTTGTGGCCGTGGGTGATAATGTCGGTGTAGGGGATGGTTTCGCTTGCAATTATTGCCTTGCCCATCCAGCCCGCTTCCACGACCTTCAGTTCGCTTTTCAGCCTGTTGAACTTGGTATCACGCAGGGGTGCGATGGTGGCGTTGATGAAGTTGTACCCGCCCACATAGGAGTAGATGTCAGCCGCTTGGATGCGGCCGTAATTCTTGTTCAAGCCACGGCAGGAGAGCATCTTTTCGTAGTCATCATAGACGGCGTTCCCATCATTCCACCCGCCCAGGTAAATCTTGTATCTCCCGTCCAGCGACTTGTCGTGAGCCAGCAGGCTGAAGGAGTGTTCCACCAAAGCAATGTCCTCTTGGTGCTGCGCCCCGCCAAACCACCCGATTTTGAACAGGTGCGGTTCGGGTTCGGCATTCGTGTCGGGGAGGTACTGCTGATAAGCCTCGTACGGCTCATTCGGCAGGATGGTCACGGCCTTGTTGAGCAGGCGTATCTTCTGCGCCAAGTGTTCGGTGGTGGTGGTCACATGGTCAGCAAGTCGGATGTGTTCTCGGATTTGCTCGTCCAATTTCGTGGACAAATAGTGCCGATACATAATGTGTCCCGATTCCAAAACCCAGTAGTCGTCAAGGTCAAGTATCACCTTCGCCCCAAACGCCGTCAGAGCCTTGTAGACATTGCGAATTTGCTCAAGTGTACCTTGACACCACAAGCGATTAAATAACCACACATCAACCGTCTTTAGGTCCTCATCTTTGACATTGGCAATGTTGTCCACGCACACATAGTCAAACTCCGTGAAGTTGTCGCCAAGATATGCGTTTGGCATCTCCAAGCGGTAGAAGGAACACCCCGTCGGATGGGCGTTGTAAACGATGCAAATTCTCATGCCCAAAGGTACAAAAAAAAAGGGCCACCCCGTGAGAGATGGCCCTAACCACTAAACCATGCGGGAGTATGAGAACCCGCAGGTCAAAGATACTTACGAACCGCTTATTTGGGTCGTGGAAGCGGAGAAAGTTGCGGCTGCGATGTTCAGCATTGCATCGGGTTCCATACCCGTCAGCGTCATTTCGTAGCCTGAACGGTCACCGAATGCAGTACCAGTTCCAGCGGTTCCAGCGGAGGCTTCCAAGCCATTCGCAGCACCAAGCAACCAATAGCGTCCGTTGTTGTCAAGGACGATGACCAAGAGGCGATTCCGAGCCAACAAGCGCAACTCATTACGGACGGAGGTCTGCAACTTGTTGATGGTGAAAGTCACTTCGGGCGTGTAGAACAAAGTGCCGTTTTCGGTGCTTGCGTTCAGCGTTTCCGTCATTGAAGAGGTCGCCTTGGTCAAGTCGTATTCAAACCAAGACCCCGATACCGAGGCAGGCGTGAATCCAGTTACCAAGCCGCTGCCGTTCGTGTTCACGGAGCCTGTAGCGTTCAACGCTTGGACATAAATAGTTTTGATACCGCCGACGGCGTCACGGCATCCGAGGGCGTAGCCCGTAGTTAAGGAACAAGACATAGTGTATTTTTAGAGGGTTATGTTAGACTAAAAAAGCGGGGGGAAGTTTCCCTCCCCCCTTACACTTAGGCCAGTTTGAAGTCAACCATCAAGTCGGGATACGCAAACTGCACACCTGCTTTGAAGGCGGCTTGGAAGCGGACTTCATCGTTGTCCTTGGAGTACCACAACTCAAAGTTTTCCTCGTCGCTCAGCAAGTCGGTTCCGTAGAACAGGTTGCCGAGGTAGGTGCAGACGATGCGGTTGGTAGAAGTCAAACCTGGGACGGCAACTACACGGACATTTGTGCCTGGGTAAACAATGTCACCATCGGCCAAACCTTGGAGGTCAACCTGGTTATACATCACACCAGTGTTGGCTTTGAAGGCTCCAATCAAGGTGCGGAAGTTGTTCCATCCGCAGAAGATTACGAGGTCGTTGCGGGTCAAGATAGCCTGTGGGATATCGTTGTAAACCTTGTCAAAGATGCTGATGACATTGGAAGTCGTAATACCAACGGAAGCCGATACTGGATTCCAAGTGGTGCTGGAAGCGTTGGCAAGAACGGTAGAACCCGATGCGGCGTTCAGCAACTGGTTTACACCGCTGAAGTAGGAGTTACCCTGCCAAATGGCGGTTTCCAAGGCTTCGGCGATACGCAGAGCCTTCTGCTCGCTGAACGCTTGCTCAAATGGAACGCCGTCGTATTGGCTGCCAGCAGTCAACTGGGACTGCATCCAGTACTGTTCCAGCGAGCGAGGGCAAAGAGCCTCTTGGATTTTCATCACGCCGACGGTGATGTTACGCTGACTGAAGGTCGTGTTGCCTGTTGCAGACCAACCGCAGACGGTTCCTGACCCGATGTTTGCATCGGTGTCCATTAGGTTGAGGGCGGCGGCTGACTTGATGCCCACCTGCTTGGTGAACAGGGCAGCAGAGCGAGCGGCAAAGACCGCTTTGGTGATGAGGGGCAGCCTTTGTTGGTCGGTGTAGGCTGAAAGGTTTCCGAAAGAAAATGCCATGATTTTGTTTTTAGGGGGTTAAGGTTATTTGGAGTTTTTAAGAGTTTGGATTGATTGTGCGATGGCCGCAAAGTTTTGAGCGGCTGATGCTTTGCGTTGCTCCACAATAGCGGAGGCGGTTGGCTTCGGGGCTTCCGATGGGAGTTCTGCAACCTTTTCTACGATGTCGGTCATGGTTTCTATTTGGCTTGCAAATGCGGCCATCTTGTCTTTCATTTTGCCCATCTCAGCGTAGGCGGCTTTGAGTTCCTCCATGATGGACACCAAGTGCTTCTTGACGATTTCTTCCACCATCGCAGGATCCACCATCGGATAGCCTTCGGCGATTTCACTCACCACTTCGCCTGCAACTTCGGGGGTTATTTCAGCAGCAACGGCGACTTCCTCGGCAGGTGCTGGGGCTTCGGCTACGACAACTTCGGTGATTTTGCCACCTTCGGTCTTGATGACACCAACGCCTTCCACTTGATGCTCGCCATCGGGGGCGGGGAGGGTTTCGTCCTCGGTTATTACATACACGGCGGTACCTGCAACGAGGTCGCCGTCCACTCGGACAACAGTACCATCCACCAACTTGTAGTCGGCGAAGGCTTGCTTTTGGGTTGTGAACTTGCGGAGTTCAGTCCGCAAAGTGTCAATGGCTGATTTTAGGTTCATAGATTAAAGGGATTTGTAGGTTGGGTTGATATGTTGCAAAAAGTTGGTCAAATCGTCTGCGAGGCCCGCAAGTGCGACCTCTAATTCCGTGCCTGTGTTCTTCATCCCGAATAGCCCCTCCACGGAGAAACCCTTGAAGGCGTGGCGGTTCTCCCACACTTCGTCGTTCTCCACTTTGAACGACCCGAACCAAGACCCGTCGGGGGTGTCCTCGTAGCCTTTGGGGGCAAGGATGCCACGCTCGGTGTCGGTGATGTAGGATTCAAACATGAACACGCCATCCAGTTCGGCGTTGTGGTAAGCGTTCACATTGTGCTGGTTGCCCTGTTTGAAGTACTTCTGCACGATTTTACGGATGGTGGCTTTGTCAAAAACCACATAGTACTCCCCGTAGGTGTCGTCCTTCCGATAGATGGGCGTATCGGCCAGCATGAGCGGTCCCGTCAGCACACGGCGTTCTCCCGTTTCGGCAAACCTCTGCGGGGTCTTGGCAAAGGCTTGGAAGGGTTTCTCAATGGCGGGCATATCAACGAGGGCGACAAACTGCACGCCTTCGTCCACTTCGTCCACGGTCATTCGGTACACGGGAAGTTCCATGTAAGCAAGTGTAACGGTTAGCCTAATGTTGCAAATTCGGACAAGCGGCGCACCCTGCTGGTCGTCTGCTGAATGTCACGCTCCACCACATAGGCCCGCATGGGTTGGTTCTGCTGACCCTGACCCGATGACAGGTCGCCCGTTCCGAGGTTGGTCGTTTGCGGGTTGGCGAAGATGGGCGGCGGGGTCATGCTTGCACCCGATGCTCCACCCATAACGCTCCCACCTGGTGCGCTTCCTCCACCCCCTTGGAATTGGGTCGCTTTAATCTTGGCCACATTCGCAAGACCTGCGGCAAGGGCAAGACCCGCCTCAACAAACCGCTGGCCTGGGAAGACCAATTTTGTTGGGTCCATTCCCAAGGCCGAGTTGACGGCAAGGTAAGTGCTGACAAGGGCTTGGGCGATGCTTGCCGCTTTGGACACATTGAAGGCCCGCCGTTGGGCTTCCTCGCTCTTGCCTGCACTCGCTTGGATAATATCTCCGATGACGGCGAAGGACTGCCCGACATACTGCTCACGAAGGGCGGCGAGGTCCGCTTCCCGTTGTGCCTGCCCCGCTGCTGACTTGGCTTCGGCATCGTTGCGCATTTTGATGTTCCGCAGATACGCATCACGGTTGCGTAGCATTTGGTCCTCTTGGAGTTGGTCCTGCTTCATGATGCGGTCCAGTTCCATCTCGTAGAGAGTAAGGTTCAAGTCCTCCACGAATTTGATAATGGCGTTGTTTTCCTCTTGGAGTTTCAGCAGGCGTTGCTTGGTGGCCGCTTCTTCGTCCTTGCGGCGTTGCTCCTGCTGGGCTTTGCGCTTGTTGTCCGCAGCAATGAGGCTATCGGTGTGCCTATCGTATGCTTGGCGGTACTGCTCCAGTTGCGCCTCCTCCCTTTGCAGGGCCATGGCCTGCTCCGCCGCCCTTTGCTTCGGGTCGGGCAGGTTGAGGTAGCGACGAACCGCTGCGGTGAGTTTATCCCAATTCTCAATGAGTAGTCCGATTGCCACAATAATCGCACCGATACCAGTTGAAACAAGAGCAATGCGGAACGCCTTCAATGCACCCGTGCTGGTTCCAACGGCTACGGCGTACAATGCCTGCGCCGCTGCTTGGCCTTGGGTTATCAAGATACTATCCTTGTTCAGCAGGTTGGCCACCTGTTGCACCCCGTTAGCGAGGGCCATGGCCGCTTGGACTTTAACCAAGGACTTTTGGAGTTCTTCTTCCTCCGCTCCGAATAGTGCCGCTGCACCTTGGGCGATTTGGAATCCCGCCGTGATACCCTGAATGGCCCCGACGAAGGTGTCAATGGTTCGGGTGTCCGAGGCGAGGTTCTTAATCCGCTGCTGCGTGTCCCCGATTTGGTCTTTCAGTTTTCCCGCTTCTTTCTCCATTTCACGGAACGCTTTGGTCCCGTCTTGCCCTGCGAGGGCCATATCCGCAAGGGTCTTCTGCAATTCCCGCAGACGCTGCTTTGCGCTTTGCGTTCCTGCGCTTGTGCTATCCTTGAGGCTTACCTCAAGTGCAATTTCTTTGGTTACATCTGCCATGGTTATCCTTCGGAGGGTAGTTCGGGGTTTACGGGGGCTTCATACCCTGGGTCCACAGGGTCGGGGTCAATGGGGCCATTAAACAAGGCCGACGGGTCGTTTGCGATTGGTGTGGTCGTGGTTGCGGCAAAGTCCGCAAGGTTGAGGATGCGGCGCAAGGTTACTCGGCAGGGCTTCATCTGCCCGACGAGGTAGTCCCGAATTTCCAGCAACCGCCAACGGATGCCGCCGTAGTACACGGGCTTGCGGAAGTCAAGTTGGTAGATGTCCACGCTTGATAGCAGCATCGTGAGTTCTAACTGCAATGCCTCTTGGGATACCGTCTCGTTTATGTAGTTCAGCCAGTAGGTGTTATACAAGTTGTTGTTGGTGTAGGCGTATGGGTTGCCGCTTGCGTTAACCGCATTGTAGTACACCAAGCGAGGCTGACCAAAGGCCAAGTCCACATTCGGGGAGTAGGGGTTGTCAATGTGAGATATGAAGGGGAGGTCGGTTGTAGCCGCTATCGTAGCAAATCCATCTTCTTCAATCCCGTACCAATAGAACCAAGGGGACTGACCCGTGATGCGGTTGTATTGGGCAATTCGGTAGCCCGTTTGCAAAGGCTTGATACTTCCACTCAACCGAGTTCCCTCCAAATCCCAAGTACGGCCAAGAATCTTATCCGACGCAAACGATGCAGGTATCAAAGTCCCGCAAAGCGTTTCCACCACCTTATCGCCCTTGCCGTAGAAGTTGGAGGTGTTGAAGATTCGCCCGCCGTAGCCTTCCCTTGCAAGCGGGTAGGACTGCTTATAGGTTTTGGACAAATAGTCCCCCATGTCCTTGTATTTGAACACTATATTGGTGTAGGCATTCGGGTCGCCATTGGTCAGCACCTGCTCTGCGTTCTCATCCGATTTTTGCGACCAGTCCAAGGAACCCGATGAGTAGAAATCCTTCCAAGGTTCAATGTACAGGAGTTTGGGGTCCTGCGAATCGGGCATGAATTGAAGGTTGAACATCTTCTGCAAATCTTGCAGGAGGTCCGACTGCTTGACATCGGCAGGGATAGCCGTCCGCATATCTAGCACCCCGATACCCAACGGGTTCTCCAAGCAAGTCCATTGCATCGTTGCACCCGAAAGAACACGGAAGTTCTGCGTCAAACTAAAAGTGTCAGCAGTAATGACAAACCCGACATTCGCCGTAATGTTGGCGGGGACGGTTATATTCTCAAAGCGGACGGTGAACTGTTTGTTTATGTCTGCTGATATGCCCGTAATTACTGCAATGTCCTCGGAGTTGGTGATGTTGCGGATGGACATATTGCACCGAAACTGATTGATGGTTTGCGCAAAAGATCCACTCACGGATAGGGTCACATCCACATTCCAACGGGTCGGGAGTGCAGGAGCGACGAAGGTGCTGGATGATGCCACCCAATAGCCTGGGTTATCGTAGAACGGTGCAGGGGTGTCTTTCGGGAATGCGAGCGTTTGGTTGGCATTCTTAATAAAACTCGCCGTGTTCCCCGTGGCTTGGGCAAAGATATTGGACCCCGATAGGTTGACGGGCATGGTCCCCGCTGCGTATGGGATGACCAACTTGTTGAATAGGGACGAGTTGAAGAAGTTTGACGAGTACCTGAATCCCGCTTGGGCGAAGATGAGGTCCACCATTTTCTTGACATAGATGCTTGGCCCCAACTGCCACCACCCTGCTACCAAGTTCCCTTGGGTCAAGTCGCTAAATCCAACCGCATCCACAACCCCGTAAACATACCCGCTACTCAACGCACCCGATGCCGTCCAGGTTCCGCTCACATGGCCGCTCGTGGGCGTGTGGTTCATGCCCGTAACGCCCGCCGTGTTGACGAGCATATTCCCCTCAATGGCTTTGAACAGGGACACATTGTCCGTGAACAACCCCACCTCGTAGGTGACTGTTCCCTTGGTTTTGCTCATGCTAAGCAGTTGCAGCACGCCGCTGAACACCTGCACGCCATCCTCCCACATTGCGGCACGAATCCGCTTGTTGGGTTGGAATCCCCCCACGAAGGATTGGATGTTGTAGGCATACGCAAAGCAGGCCCGATTCGTCGGGGTGTTGGGCAGGGTTATCGTCTTACTGAACGACCCCCGCTGCTTGGTCACATCCTCAATATCCCCGATGCTATAAGTTACCGCAATGTCGGTCCCGCCCATGGTGTCCAAAACATAGGGGACCTCGGTGTTGCTATCGTTGAGCGGGTAAGCGATTAGGGTGACGCTCATAAAATGGAGTTATCGTAAGCAACCGCAACCTCAATCTGCAACTGCGTGAGGCGGTCGTTCCGTCTGGTTACAAATTGATACTGGTTGGCGTTCACCACCGCTTCCACAAGTTGTCCGTCCAGTTCCAACCACACCTGTCCGCTTCTGACCATTTCAATGAGCCACTCGGATTCGGCATCGGTCAGCCAATCGCTATTCAAAGCATACACATAGTCAAACGAACCCGCCCACATCTTGTTGTAGGTCGTGGTTGCGTACACATCCGAGTTATACCCGTAAACCTCCCTCTCCACATTGGCCCTCTTGCGGTTCTTCATCGTGAAGGTGTAGGAGTCAATCCCGCCGTACTTGTTGACGAAGTGGACGGGGATAGAGTTGAATCGTTCGCAGGGGCCTATACGGAACCAAGTAGCGGTGTATCCTGCGTCGGTTAAATCAACAAATTGAATGTAATAACCAGCACCTTCTGTTGTTGGAAAATTGAACGACCCTGCTTGACCATCCGAGCATTGCCCCGAAGTCAAAGCCTTGAGATTCATCGGTCCTGCCCCAAAGCGGTGAATAGAACCACTCACCGATAAAGGACGAGGTACTGAAAAACTGCGTACAACGGCACCAGCAGCATTGGTGTAAACAACATTTGCAGACACAATCGCTCCGCTAAATCCAGCGCCTCCGCATAAAAATCCGTAAGAATTAGAATAGACCACATTTAGGGCATTGGCTGGATTAGAAATTTGAACAGAAGTTGTTGTCAATGCTTTCTCACCTCCCTGCAAAGCGCTGCTTGGAAAGTAAGTTTCACCACTCCAATCGGCCAACTCCAACTGCTCCAGGTTCCCCGCAAAGGCAAGGACTCCGCTGACATTGGTTGTGGTTCCTGTCTGCACCACAGGCGTTGAACCGTATTCCTCCATGAAGGTCAGCCGATACCCAGAATAGAACCCCGCATGGTCAGCAAAGCCAACCTGGGCCAGCGTTGGTACGGTTGGAGCCATCAAGGTTTCCACGACCCTGCTGACATCAAAGAACCCGTAATTCGTGGTCGGTAGTTTGTCGCACTTTAGCCTTGCCAGCGTGGTCGTGCCTGCGGAATCCTTGACATCGCAGACATAGCGGTAATTGGTCGCACTAGTCAGCGAGCCGCTGACCTTGTAGAGCATCTTGTTGTAAACAGGGGTTGCCGTTTGAGGCGAACCCGAAAGGACGGATATGGACATGGGTTATCGGGAAGTTGAAAGGCTGACCTGCTTGCCCAAGACCTCCGAAATAGTATTGACGAGCAAGTCTATTTGTTCGGGGGTAAGGGCATTGGTGAGGAACTTGGTGGCGTATAGGCCACGCCTGCGGACAAAGTAGGTGATAGACCTTGCGTCTGCGAGTTTCTGCTCTTCAACGGTCCGCATGGCTTTCTTCTCACGGGAATAGGTTGGCGTGACCAAAATCCCTTTATCGGTAATCCAGTCCGCAATGGCTTGGGTCATCGGGCCAACTTGGTCACTCTTGCCTCCACCTTTCTTCTTGAATGAGAATGGCGAGTTTGGCGCACGGGTTGAACTGACAGTCCCCCGCACTCCTTGGTCCACGAATTTCCAATAAGGGTTGGCGAGCAAGTTGACCGCAATCTTTTCGGCGGTCAAGGGGATAGGGTCAAAATCAAGGCTTGCGGATAGCGTTCCTTTGGCGTTTACATCCTTGCCGTCCTCCCGACCCGTGAGCAGGTTCTTTTGTGCAAGTTTGATAATATTCTTCAACCAATCAATCAGCACCTGTTGCCGTGGGTCCACGCCTCCACCTTTCGGTCCTACGGTTATACCAATGGCTTGAAGGTCGGCGGTTTTGACCTCTTTCATGCTACCGCTTCCGAACTTGGCAAGTATTTTGGTTTCCATGCTGGTAAATGTCCAGCCACCGAAATTGTGTCCTACCGCCTCCGCATCCGCTCCGCTTCCATCCGTTCGGCTTCCAAGATGTCGTGTATGAGCAGGGCGTAGTTCAGAAACTCCACCGCCTTCATCGCAAAGATGGCCTCAAACTTTAGGACATCCTTGTTTGCCATTCGCCATACGACCATCAGCCAACCGTACCCTGCAAGCGGGTTGGTTACGGGGCCTGCATTCCCTTCGTCAGGTGCTTGGAATAGTCGCTCAAAACTTTTAAGTAGGATTCTGAACTTAGCAAAAAAAAACTGACCACCCCCCAAACATCTCCAATCTTGGCGTGGGCTTTGAGCAGTTCGGCCCGTTCTTGGTGGGATGCCCCGTCGTACTTCTTGGGGAAGTAACCGAGGAACCCGCCCTCCCTGCAAAGGGTCGCCATGATGCGGTGCAGGTTTTGGACCAACTTCTTCTCGTCCGTCGTGTCGGTGTCCATCAGGTCTATCAGTTGGCCAGCGGTCAACTCGTCGGTGAACACCGTCGGAATCCACCACTTGCCGCCCGCTTTGAACCTCCTGCGATATGCCAAGGTAGGTAACTCGTTCCACTCCGCTATAATCGTCTTGTAGCGTTTTGTCAGCCCCTTGGCGGGCATTTCTCGGACGAGCGATACATCCACCCCCTCCACTATCGCCACGACCCCTGCACGCTTGTCGTAGTCCGTCAGCACAGGGCTGAACTCCAGCGCTGCGATGCGTTGAAATTGGTCGATGGTGAGGTCTTGGAGTTTCATAGCGGATAGTTGGTGTAATAGCCATAAATCGCATCCCCGACCATCAAGTTGAGTTCGGGGTATCTTGCGGCAACGATTTCGGGGGTAAGGTCGGGTTGATAGTGCGTTTCGTGAACATTGCCCTCCCATGCCCCCTGCTCGTACAGGTAAGGCACGGCAATCATGGCTCTTTTACTTCCAATTCGGTTTAGCAGGTCCCTTGCATCCTTGAGGGTTAGATGCTCAAACACATCGCCAAGAATCAAGTAGGTGTAGGGACTAATGTCAAAATCCCGAATGTCAGCGATAAATAGTTCCTTGTATTTGGCCCGAAGGTTAAACCGCTCTACATAAGGCTCGTAAATCTCAACCCCGTCCATCGTTATTTCGGGCAGTAGTTCCGCATAAGTCCCGCATCCAACCCCTATGTCAAGCACCTTGTCATCAGGTCGCACGACTGACCGAATATGTTCGGCGATTCGGTTCTTGTAGAATGGGTGCGAGTATGGCATGGTCAAAAGATTTTAAGCCCGTCCGCAATCTTCTTGGCTGTGCTGGCGTGGTTGGCTTTGTCAAGGTACTGCCTGAACTCCCAGTCCGCATTCAAATCGTCAGCGGTCAGGTAGTAGGGAAGATGCCTGCACTCGTAAGGTGCGACCATCCTTGCCCCTCCAATGACCACCCGCTGATAGCGTTGGTGATGGTAGAAGGCAAAAGTCGTGTCAACGGGTGCAAGTTGCAGGTCGTGGAAGTACGGTTGGTTCTTGTAGCGTAGTTCGGCCTGCTGGAAGAACAAAGCATCGGCAGGAACATCGTCCGTCCGAATGCCAAGGCCGATTTTGTCCTTGACCGAGAACTTGACCCCGTTAAACGGGTCACCTTCCTCCTGTTCGTACATATAAGATTTTTCGGGCAGGTCGTACCAAAGTTCCCGCATCCGCAGGAGCGTGTCATCGGGCAGGGCCGAAAGGTCAAGGTCGGGGTCCGTGACGATGTAGTCGGGGTAGCCCATGTCAAACAACTGCTGCGGGATTTGGGCCTGCCATGCTACGAGGTGACCGAAGTTGCCACCCGTGCGGATGACTGCGACCTCGTTGGCTTCCAGTTTCAACTGCTCGTACCATTCCAGCGTGGGGCCGTAAGTGGAATCGTTGTCCACGATTAGAATGGGTCCAACCCCAGGCATCCGCATCAGTTTCTTGACCATCGCCTTCGGCCAAGTGTAGAGGTTGAAGTTGGTGATGATGACGGGGATTTTGGCCATGGCTAAAATGTGATAACGAACTTATCAGGTGCAGGCCATCCCTTGCAGGAGTTGTAAACGGTCATGCCTTCACGCTTCCCAATCCAATGCTCGGCCTGCCAGCGGTGTTCCCGAACGGGTTCGCCCAGTTCACGGATGTGGGACGACTTGGCCCACCAAAAAGTCCCCGCAAAGTAGGGGTAACCGTTGGGGTTGTTGTGGTCAGCAATTTGGGGGAACTCTTCTTTGGTCAGCCAATAGGCTCCCACGCAGTCCACATTGGCGAGTTCTGCGATGGCCCGTTCCCAAGCGACGATATTGAAGAACACCATGGACCTGCACCAAAGTTGGTTTATCAGGGATGGGTCGGAACTGCCCTTGGTATGCCCGTAGAGGTAGGCCGCATCCTCGGTTTGGCTCGCCTTGTACATCTCGGTGAGGGTTGCTTGCTCCCATGCGTTGGTTCGGGTGACCACCACCTTAATTTTGGCGGCGACGAGCGAGTTGTCCAAGATTTCTTTCACCACCTTCCGCTGGTCGGGAGGGCCGACGATGCCGACCCGAATCTCGTCCAACTGTTCTATCAGCCCGTAATTGCACAGGGCCATCATGTGCTGATGCATGATGAGTTGCCATTGGCCGCCGTTGCCGCAATAGATGTGGTAGTAGTGGATGAGTTTCATAATAGGGAGCCGATTGCAAAAATCAAGACCAATAAGAGGAAGAATCTGCCAAAAATCAAAAGCAAATCAATGATGGATTCAAGGTTCATGTGGCAAAGTTACACCACCAAGTACTTCCCCGAGTT